TCTTTTAAATGCAATGATAAAAGCAGGTTTTATAGATAAAAAGAAGTCTGGATATTTTGTACATGATTGGGATGACAAATACAATCAATTAGATACATATAGAAAGATGAACGCTAAAAGACAGGCAGAATATCGTAAAAGAAAAAAACAAGAAGAATCAGATAAGAAATACAAAGATCTACAAAAGAAACTACATCCAGAAGTTGCAGATGAGATTAAGTAATATTATGTGTTGTAACTATGTTGTTATAAGTAACATTACAGAGGCAGAGTAGAGCAGAGTAAAGAAGAGTAGAATAAATATAGGAGGTTGAAGATGGGTTTTAAAAATAAAATAAACTTATCAGATAGACAAAAAATAAGAATACTTTTAGAAATGGATCAGGAAATATGTTCTATAGATCCAGAATTTCCAAAAGGAAGTATAAGAAAATATGTAAATGAATTTAAAAAAATATATGATTATACAATTTATAGAGAATCATGTAATTGTGATTTTAAGGCAAAGGGTACATTAAATAAAGATGGTACTCCGCGAAAACATACTAAGTATGTAAAGGATTGGGCATCGTGAGTAAAGATTACGAATCTACACATTTTGGACATGCAAAAGGAGGTGCAACTAAAATACAGACAGTTGATTGGTGGACTCCTCCAGAGGTTTTTGAAAAACTTGATCTTGAGTTTGATTTAGATGTTTCATCGCCAGAGGGTGGCGTTCCATGGCTACCAGCAAAAAAATATTTTACTAAAAAAGATGATGGATTAGAACAAGATTGGGGAGAGAATTTAGTTTGGATGAATCCACCTTACGGCATATCTACAGGATCTTGGTTGGATAAGTTTATAAGTCATGGTAACGGCATAGCTTTAGTATTCGCTAGAACAGATACAAGATGGTTTCATAATTACGCTTTAAAAGCAGATGCATTATGTTTTACAAAAGGAAGATTAAAATTTATTAATCCTGATCGTAAAGATACATCTACTCCTGCTGTTGGCTCATTGTTTATAGCTATTGGAACAACATCTTATTATGCATTACAAAAAGCTAATTTAGGTTGGTTTGTAAAACTATGAGTATTCCTAGTTTGTCAGATCTTAATTTATGTAAACATTGTGATCGTTTCTATTGTGGATGTAATTATGATTAATCTTTTACTATCTTGTGCGTTGTTAGGATCTGTTGAAGTAAGTAAACAAAATATCCACGAAATAATAAATACATCTTATCAATGTGAGATAGCAAAAGAGGTGCAGGAGTGGATTCCTTTAATTAACAAATACTTTCGGTCTGAGGAATCTACTCTAGCACTAACTGTATTATATTGTGAGTCTTCTGGAAGATCTAAAGTTACAGGCTATAATAAAGATGGAAGTTATGATCAGGGTTTATTCCAGATCAACTCAAATACAGAACAATGGTTAGAAGAAAAAATATATAAAAGGGAGTTAGATATGTACGATGCTGAAACTAATGTCAAAGTATCTTCATGGATAGTAGAAAATATTGGCAATTGGTCATGGTGGAATAGTAGTAAAAAATGTTGGGGTAGATATGGCATCTCCAACTAGGTTTCTTTGTGTAAGTTGTGATCTCTGGAGAAAGAGAGGAACAATATTTAGGGGATTTACTTTTATTTGTTCTGATTGTGATCTTACTTATTGGACAGAGAAAAAAAATTGGTCTAGTGATGGGAGGATCTATTATGCAAATATTAGTACAAAAAGTTCCTAAAAATGTTTACTCAGATTGGTTGTTAAATAAACATTATGCAAAAAGGTTATGTTCTGTTTCTTATGCTTATGGTCTATATATTGATGGAATTATAAAAGGTGTTGTAACTTATGGGATGAGTCCATCTGCTACATTAGCTGAGTCAATTGCGGGAGATAAATATAAAAAAATTGTTTATGAACTTAATAGGTTAATTACTGTTGATGATCTTCCTAGAAATGTACTTAGTCAATTTGTTACAAAATCTTTTAAATTACTACCTAAACCGATCATAATAGTTAGTTTCGCTGATCCTAATAATGGCCATAATGGTTATATCTATCAAGCAACTAATTTTCTATATACAGGTGTTTCTAGTAATTCAATACAGTATGAATATCCAGATGGTAAGGAGTTTCATTTTAAAAACTTTAGACACAAGAAACACAGTACAACATTCCAAAAAGAAGTAGGAAAGACTAAAGATCAGATAACTAATCAAGATATTATAGATTTTTATGATCTATCTAAGAAAAACATTAAGGGTAAACATAGATATATACAGGTTTTAGGATCTAAAACAGATAAAAAACTTATTATGAGAAATTTTAAATTAGATTTATTAGAATATCCTAAAGGGGTTAATAAAAATTATGAGGTTGAGTTTTCAGACATGGAAGTCCAACTAAATTTATTTGGAGGTTGATGATGAGTGATAAACAGACAATATTTAATATATTGAAGAGAAATGAGAATACTTATGTTTGTTCTAGTGTATTTATTTTTGAAAATAGGATCAAAGATTATGCACAAAGAATATCAGAGTTAAGAGCTAAAGGTCATAAAATAGATGGTATGCAATGTACAGAACATAACCATAAACTACACATGTATAAATTATGTGTAGAGTATTACGCGGAAAGTCTTTTTTAATGGAGTATGCGTCTGATGAAATAAATATCGGCTACAGAACAGTAATGCTATTTATCGCTAACGAACATACACTAATAGATAAATTACAAAAAATTAGAGAAATAGAGCCTAATACAGATCTACAAGAGCAGGGAGGTTTAGGTTTTGTTTGTGTAGTTAAAAACTCTTTAACAGGTGTTGAAATAACCATGAACAGAAGTGGGACATTTAACATTAAAACAATTACACATAAAGGCTTAGTAGAGTTCCAGAAAGAATCTCCAGAAACTTTAATAAATTATCTACATATAATTTATATCAATATGGTAGATGATGAAGATAAATTATTAAGTAGAGTAGTAGATCCATACATGTATAGAAAAGCCGCAAAGAAAATGCATTATAGAGAAAGATATGACACTTAATTATAGAGGTGTTGTATATAGGAAAAATACAGAGGTTAGGTTTATAATTCCAACAGATCATAGAATAGTTGATCCACAAACAAAGAATATACTCTGGAGAAAGGGATCTTTAGAATTTTTTTCAAAAGATAAATTATCTTGTTACATCAAAGAAAATGGGACTAAAAAGAATATTAGAATTTCATTATTTTGTGTATTACCTCTAAATTAATAGTATGAAAGCACAAGTAAATTTAAGCCAAGTATTGCAGGGAGGTTTAGCTGCATTAGTTGGATGGTTGTTTAAAACTGTTAATGATCTACAACAAGAAGTAGCAGTTTTAATGGTACAGATCACAGACGCTAAAGAAGATCTAATGTCTTTAGCAATGAGAGAACAGGAACTAAATTCTGCTATAACAGAAATTCTAATTAAATTAGGTGGATAATGTGCAACTGTAAATATCTATGTTGTGGTTGTAAAATGCATTGTAAAAATTATGGATAAAGACTTTATACTCCCAGATAACTTAATTACTGATAATCCTGTATTTATAGATAGATCACAAGAGTTTGAGAATGATTGTGGAGATTCTTGTAAGATATGATCGGTAAATTAAAAGATAACTTAGCAATAGTAGTTACTGCTATAACTCTTATGGGATCTATTGGAGCAGGTTTCCAATCTGTAACACAGATAGTTAATACCTTAACAGGTATAGATGATCGGATGAATAATATTGAGTATGAGTTTTATCAACTTAAAGAATCTACAATGGTTTCTAATGATATTGCTATACTGTATGAAAAACTATATCAACTAGAACAAGTAGCTTACAATGCAGAATATTTAGAAAATGAATTGACTACTTTAAAAGCTAATTACCAAAACTTAGAATCAGAAGTAAGAGATCTAGAGTGGAAACTAGAAGACTTTCAAGCAAGATATATATCTGAATTAAACAATCCTCCTCAAGATTCACAAGCGTACGAACTAATGAAGTGGGAGTGGCAAGATCTTTTAAAAAAGATCACTACTCTAGAAAACAATCAATTAGAATCGTGGGAGTTTGACAATCTTAGAGATCGTATAACTTATCTTGAAGCTTATATGCATCAACATTAAAAGATAAAATATAAAATAAACTAGATATAATAAGAACATGGATTTTATAGATGATATGTCTTTGGCTTTACCTTATCAACAACAAGTAGGAGAATCTAATATAGATTTTAAAAGATTCCAATATTATATGGATTTAGGAGCTAAAAGAACTTTAAAAAGAGTTTCTGATAATTTCGGTATTACAGATAGAAGAATACAGCAGATTTCTAGTAAAAATGGTTGGGTTGATCGTATAAATGCTATAAATAAGATGTTAAATGAACAGATAATTTCTATTGTTTTAGCTCAGGTGGGAGAAACTGTAAGAGATCTAGCAGATGAAATAAAACCACTTGTATTTAAGATCATCAACGAAATAAACGAAAGGGATTTAGCCTCCATGAATCCTACTGAATTAAAAGGAATATTAGATATTTGTTATAAAATGATTTCACAGATCTATGGTCTAGGTAATCCACAAGTACAAGTTACACAGATAGATTATCCACAAATTAACTTCAAATGGGATTGGGAACAGGATGATCCAGACTATTAAAGCTAGTCCACCTGATTTACACATAGGACAATTAGAAGTTATAAAAGCTATCAATGAGAACAGACATACTATAGCTGTTTGTGGTAGAAGATGGGGTAAGAGTACTTTATCTCTAGTGGCTGCAGTAGATCAAGCATTAAAAGGTTTAAAAGTATGGGTGATCTTTCCTGTATATCCACAAAGTTTAGAAGCTTGGTTAAATCTAAAATCTTTAGTTAGACAGTTACCAGAAGACTATGCAGAAACAAGAGAAGTAGAAAAAAGAATAGTTTTACAGAGTGGTCGATCTATACAGATTAAATCTGCTAATAAACCTGAATCTTTAAGAGGTGCAGGAGGTATAAGTCTTGTGATCTTTGATGAAGTAGCTTACATGGATAAAGAAACTTGGGACACAGTAAGGCCGATCCTATCAGATAATAAAGGTAAAAGTCTTATGATCAGTACTCCTAATGGGATAAATTGGTTTTATGAGTTGTTTGAAAATGCTAAAAAGAAAGATGATTGGGTAGTATTTCATTATCCTACTGAACAATCTCCTAGAATAGATCCTAAAGAATTAGAAACAGCAAGAGAAGAACTAGGATCACTTGTATATGCACAAGAGTTTTTAGCTGAGTTTACAGAGGTAGGACACATGTTTAAAAGAGAGTGGTTTAAGTATTTTGAGGTTATAGATCAAGAAGATCCAGAATATATCTTAGGAGATGAAGTAGTTAAGCATAGTGATCTAAGTATCTTTGGAACTATGGACACTGCATTAAGTACTAAAGAAACTGCAGATTACTCTGTAATAATGACAGTTGGATCAAGTCCAAGTGGTAAGCTATTAGTCTTGGATGTTTTCAGGGCTAGACTAGAGGCTCCAGAACTACTACCAAAAATTGAAGCAATGATCAATAAATGGAATATGTCATGGTTGGGAGTAGAGGACTCTAGTTTCGGTTTAGGAATTATTCAGATGGCAAGAAGATCAGGACTACCTATTAGGAATTTAAAAGCTGATAAAAGTAAAACTGCAAGAGCAGTTCCTGCTGCAGCTGGTACTGAAAATGGTAGTATATGGTTTTTGAAGAATGCTAATTGGCTGATAGAATTTGAGAGAGAATTGACTAGCTTTCCATCTGCTGGCTCACATGATGATCAGGTAGATGCTCTTGCTTACGCAGCAAGATTTGGAATAGTTAGGAAAACGAATTGGAGTGTAACCTAGATGGGTTTGACAGATAATATTAGAGGTTTCTTTAGACAACAGGGATCAGATACAGAACAGAAGAGTTATGGACAAGTCCCAACAAGTCAGATAGTTTTTCCATTTAATACAGATGCAGGGTTTTATTCTGGTGTAAATCAGATGAGTCCAGAGGGTAATTCAGCAGCATTAGCATGTCTTAATGTTTTAGGAACTGCATTCTCTGAGCCACCTTTAGAAGTTTATGTAAAGACAGATGAGGGATTAGAGTATATACCTAATCATCCAGCAAGTGAATTGTTGAAGAATCCTAATCCTAATATGAGTTCTAATCTTTTAAATAACTATATTATGACTTCTGTAGCTGTTTATGGAGATGCATTTTTACTTAAACTTAAAAACGATTCTGGATCTGTTGTTCAGTTAGTACCTCTTTTACCTGATATGGTAGAAGTTAAAGGAAACAACGAACAATTAATTACAAAGTACGAATACAAACAAAAAGGTAATACTTTATCTATACCTCCTGAAGATATGATCCATTTAAGAGAAAGAATAGATCCTAGAAACCACAGAAGAGGATTAGCTCCTCTTAGATCTGTAATGGTAGAAGTATTAGGAGATGCAGCGGCATCACAAATGGGAGCAGCTTTAGTTAAGAATACAGGTGTTCCAAGTGTTGTTATATCTCCAAAAAATGATCTATCTATGACAAGTGATGAGGCAGAGAACATAGCAGAAGTATTTGGAAGAAGATTCGGAGGAGAGAATAGAGGTAGGCCACTTGTGATCTCAGGTGGAGAAGTTGATATACAAACTCTTTCTTTTAGTCCGAAAGATCTAGAAATAGGAAAACTTAGATATATTAATGAAGAAAGAATATCTGCAGTTTTAGGCGTGCCAGCAATCCTTGCAGGACTCGGATCAGGACTAGAACGCGCAACTTACAGCAATGTAAGAGAGTTAAGAGAGTTCTTTACAGAACAAAAATTAATACCTACTTGGAATCACTTCGCTAATGAATTTACAAAACAATTATTATTACAAGATTATGAGTCTGATCCTAAGTATTGTTTTAAATACGATCTATCAGATGTAAGAGCTTTAAGTCAGGATGAAGATGCTACAATGCATAGAATTACTGAGGGTTTTAATGCAGGTTTCGTAACAGTAAATGAAGCTAGGACAGCAACACAACTACCTCCACTAGACAATGGAGATTATTTTGTAAGAGGTATGACTTTAGCGGAAGTTCCAACAGATGGCGGAGAAGTAACAATGTATCACAATGGATCTGGAACTGAAACTGAGTACTCTTCTGATGAAGAAACTGTAGAAATTAAAGAAGATCTAAAAGAAGATATAGAGGTTAAAGTAGAAAAAGTTCCTAGTTACATACAAAAGAACGCAAAAAGAGGATTAGATCTTCTTGAATACGCTGGAGATGGTCTTACAGACAAAACAAAGAGAGAGGCTAGAGAGATGGCTAATGGAAAGATTTCAGATTCTAAAGTAGTCAGAATGGCCGCATGGTTTTCAAGACATGAGGGAGATCTAGACTCAGAGAAAGCAGATGACTACTTAGAGGGTAGATCAGATAAGCCTACAGCAGGCCAAGTAGCTTGGTTATTGTGGGGAGGAGATATATCTAAATCTAATAAGATGAGGGCATATAATTGGGCAAATAAAGAAGCTGAAAAAGTTAAAGAAGAAAAATCAGTAGAGTTTGATCTGTATGGATGGGAGGAGCCAACAACTAAGTTTCTTGGACTTCCAACAGTAAAACATTATAAATCTGAACAAGATAAGAAAGAACTTTGGAAAGCTATTAATAATTTAGAAAATGTTTGGATGGATTATATGAGTAATGTCTATAGTAAAGAGTTAAACAGACAGAGAAGAGGACTATCTAAAGTTGCTAGAGGATCTATAGACTTACAAACACTTCAAACTAATTTAGATATATTTTTAGATAATTCAAAGTTTGATAAAGAATTACTACCTCTTTTTTATAGTATTGGAGATGATTTTACTGTAAGGACTTACGATAACTTATTTCCAGCAGATAATAATTTTAAACAGGCTGATCCTGTTGATCTTGATGTAAGAATAGATCCAGAAGAAACAGTAAGAACAGTATTTACTACAGTTGCAGCTTTACTTCCAGAGGGTAGATCAATAAAGAAAGTTGTTGAAAATGGTTTTTATAGAGGTCAAAGAGAAGTACCTGTAGCAGCTAGATCTTTATTTGAGGATGGACAAGCAGCAGGTTTTATACAGGAAAACGCTAAAAAAGTTATGAACGATCTAAACAATACAACTAAAAAAAGAATTGCAACAATAATAGAAAAAACTATAAAAGAGTTTGAAGAACTAGGAATAGTAAATCCAATAGCTAATACTCCTAATGGAGATAAGTTCTTTAATCAATTAGCTAAGGATATTAATACTGTTTTAGGTGGTCAGAACTTAGGAAGAGCTAAAACAATAGCTAGAACTGAAGTAGGCAAGGTTAGTTCTTGGAGTCAAGAAAGAGCAGCTAAATCCACAGGAAAGACACTAGAAAAAGAGTGGTTAAGTGAAAGAGATGACAAAGTAAGATCTGCACATTTTGAACTAGACAATCAAAGAGTTCCTCTGAATAGTTTTTATCTGTATAATGGAATTAAGTTAGACAGGCCAAGAGATCCTAACGCACCGATAGGATTAATTGCAAACTGTAGATGTAGTGAAACTTATATAGAGGTAATAGATGAGTGAAATAAAAAGGCCAGAAGATCTTAGTTTTAAAAATGCTCCAATAGAGTTAAAAGAAGAGGGAGATAAAAGATATTTAGAAGCTGTATTTTCTTTGTTTGATACTATTGACTCCGATCAAGATGTTACAAAACAGGGAGCTTTACGATCTGGATATACAGGTAATAAAGTTCCTTTAGTGTGGAATCATGATTGGTCTAAGGTTATTGGAAGAGGAATTATTGAAACAGATAACCAAAAAGCAGTATTTAAAGGTTACTTCTTAGATACTGAGGCTGGTAAAGAGGCTTATGAAACAGTAAAAGCCATGTCAGATATGCAACAGTTTTCTTATGGATTCCAAGTCATGAAATCTAGTAAGGGATCACATATTGACTCTAAAGGAGAGGAAGTTCCTGTAAGAGTATTGGAAGATGTAAAAGTTTGGGAGGTTTCTCCTGTGTTAGTGGGAGCACAACAGAACTCTTTCGTTCAAGCATTAAAATCTGGATTAGTTGATGAACAAGATCCAGAAGAAGATCAAGAAGAAGAAATAGATGACATAGATACAGAGTTTGAAGAAGTGAAAGATGATGAGTGTATAGATGAGAAATATAAAAAATGCACTTATGGTAAAGATGGCAAATGTGCCAAAGAAAAAGATTTAGAAGTTTCAAGTAATAGCGATTCAAGAATCGGTAAATCATCCCAACAGGGTATGAGGCTTGGAGATCATGCTATATCTTCTCTTGAGGAGATTAAGGCATTTACAGAGAGAATAGAGGATCTTGCTCTTCTAAGAAACTCTGAGAAAAAAACATTAAGCTCAAAATCCACAGAGCTTATATCTAAATATCTAGAGGGTATTAATGCAACTTATAATAGGTTGGATGATGTACTTAATGGATATGGATATGATCCTGTTAAGGATAATGAGTTATTTATAGAAGTTCAAAAGAACTTAGCAAAATAATAAGGAGAAAAATGAGTACATTAAGAGAACTCAGAGCCGAAAAAGCTCAAAAATCCGAAGACTTGGCTAATGTTTTTGATTCTGTAAAGGATATGTCTGAACTTTCTTCCGATCAAAAGGAAGAAATTAAAAAGAGAAATGATGAGTTAGCAGATCTCGGCCACAAGATCAATGAATTACAAGATCTAGAGGAAATGAAATCAGCTAACAAAGAAGAAATAGACTCTTCTAAAAAAGTTTCTGGAGTACCTGTTTATGGCGAGCCAGAACAAGAAGAGCCAAAATCTCTTGGACAACAATTCTTAGATTCAAAAGCTTATTCCAACTTCGTTGATCATGGTATTAAAAATGTACCTTTCGAAGCTAAAACTACTGTTACAACATCAGTATGGACTAGAGATACAATCTATCAGCAAGTAATACCTGCTATAGAGCCGAATCCTAATCCAGCTTTAGACTTGGTAGATTCAATTAATACAGATCAAACAACTTACTACTTCTTACAAGAATCAAGCACTAACAATGCAGCAGAAAAAGCAGAAGGAGCAGCAGCTCCAGAAGATGCGTTTTCTTATTCTGCAGTTACTGCACCTGTTCGTAAATTCATTACAACTCTACCTATAACAGCAGAGTTGCTAGAAGATCAAGCAGGAGCTAGAGCTTATTTTGATGGAAGATTAGCAAACCATGTAATGCAAAGACTAGAAAAACAATTTCTAGTTGGTGGCGGTGTAGCACCTGATGTAAAAGGTCTTACACAACAAACAGGGATCAATACAATCACATATACAGCTGGAGCATTTCCTGCTACTGCTGGTGGTAAATTGAGAACTATTTTAGATGGTATCAAAGATATTGAAGTCAATGGCAAGTTAGCCCCAGACGCAGTATTAATGAGCCCTGCTGCTTATAACGCATTAGTAGGTCAGGTAGATGGAAACAACAACTTCATGCTAGGACAATCAGCATTCGCTGGATCTCCTACAATTTGGGGATTACCTGTTGTTAAATCTTCACAGATCGGTGGAGCAGTTTCAACTACTATTGATGTAGTAGTAGGTAAGTTCGGTGGTGGTCTTGCCGCTAATCATGTTTTCAGAAGAGGAATGGAATTACAAATTTCAGACTCAGCTGCAGATGGCGATTTCGGTAAAGATATTCTAACTGTTAAAGCATCTCTAAGATATGCATTAGCTGTTTATAAACCACAAGCGTTTACAAGAATCAACGATATAGAATAATCGTAAATGGATAGTCAGAGCCATAAATTCGTTATGACTAATGAAATTATTGGCTCTGCGTTCCAAGAAAGTGAAAATATGAAATATATTGAAAAGCCTTCTGATATGGTCTGGAAAGATCAGAAATCAGGAAAATATTCTAAAGGTAAAGATTGTCCCTTTGTTAGTGGAGTTCTTATAGCTGGTATAGGAGATCCTGTTCCAGATGTAAAGATTGCAGCTAAAAAAGCACCTGCACCAAAGACAAAAGCAGTTAAACCAGAAGAGAATAAATAGAATATGAGTCAGACTTATTGTGCGTTATCTGAATTAAAAACTTGGTTAGGTCTATCTGGATCTGGACAAGATGACAACTTAAACGCATCTATTAAGTCTGCCTCTAGTTCTATTGCGAAATACTGTGGTAGGCAGTTTGATATTGATAGTACAGTTCAAACTAGATTATATGATTGTGAATTTATGGATTATGTATTCGTAGATGATATAGCAACAACAACAGGGTTAATAGTTAAAACTTTAAATGCAGATGGATCTGTTAATGAAACTTTAACTATTAATCAGGACTTTTATTTAGCACCTTATAACGCAGATAAGTTAGATCCTGTTATTCCTTTTGATAAGATCATAATGGCTATAGAAAATGGAGGAAAGGTCTTACCTGTAGAACATAGACAGGGATTATCAGTAACTGCTAAATTCGGTTTTCCTAGTGTTCCAGATGATGTAAAACAAGCAGCATTAATACAATCTGCAAGATATTTTCAAAGAAAGAATAGTCCAATGGGGTTTAGTGGTAATCCAGAAACAGGCCAATCTCCTATTATGTTTTTAAGTAAATTAGATCCAGATGTACAAACTTTAGTAAAACATTATAAAAAATCTACTATGACTTTAGCAAGTGGTAGGCCTTATGTTGGCTTGACTGCTATTAACACAAATAGGCAATATGGAGTATGAAACTTACTCTAAATGGTGCATTAGATCTCTCTAGATCAATAAATAGCCAAACAATCTGGAATAAAAGATCCTTAGAGTTTGTTAATGGTTTAGCTAAAGATTTTAAACAAGAGTCTATAGATCGTTTACATTTACCTCCATCTCCAAGATCACAAAGAGG